TGGCTGCTGCCACTGGGGCGCGGGGGCTTGCTGTTGCGGCGGCTGCTGCCACTGCGGTGCTGGCGGCTGGTAGGGCGGCTGCTGCCACTGGGGCGCGGGGGCTTGCTGTTGCGGCGGCTGCTGCCACTGCTGCTGTGGCGGTTGAGGAGCCGGGCCGCCAAAATCGTCTTCGGCAGACTGGCGCCCGGCGAGCGGCTCGCCATCGGCTACCTTCTGCACGTTGCCGAGACCGCAGCCGATGCCCTTCTTGCCGCTGTTGGCGTAAGCGAAGAAACGCATAGACACGCGGGCGTACATGCCACTGTAGATTTCTGTCGGCTGCACAATCGGGTTTAAGTTCACGTCCACTATTTCCGGTCGCTGTTCGCTCGCTGCGGTAATCACCCAATGCCCTTTGCACTCGTCAGTAAACGCTTCACCGCTTGGTCTAACTCCGTCTCCGTCGTAAATGGGTACTGCCGGTTGCGCCGGCCTCGCTCCGTTCCACTTCGTCGTAACGCCTTCCTGAATCGCCGCCTGAATCGCCGCATCGATACGCTGCTTAGTCGCCACGTCACTCTTCGGAATTAGCAGGGTCACACTGTACTTAGGTTTCTCGTTTGCCTGTCGCGCCGGTCTCGGATTCGTCAGAAACACGTAGCTCAGTCTCACTTGTCCTGTCACAACTCTCTTCAGGTCTTGCGGTGCGGTGTTTGGTCTCATTCTTCTGTACCTCCGTTATCGATTTTGAAGTCATCTGTCGCGCCAGTTCTAGTTATCGCTTCACGCTTGTCAGTTACAGTTACCAGTGTCGGTTTACCCGGCGGCATGTTCACATGTGCGCTTAACAGTTCACGGAATCTCGCTTTGCCAAGTAGCTTTTCTGTCGCGGCCAAGGTAATCGGTTTACGCTCGTACAACATCGCTTCCTCAATGCCACTTTGCCTCAGAACACTAAACGCTGCGTCATGGTCAATAAACTGTCGCGTACTTCTACCCTCGACTGCTTTCCAGCCGGCTATGCTGCGGCCTGCCAAGCACTCGCCTAAAGCATATTCTTCAAGGTCTGCGGCCCACTTCGCCAGGTCTTTGGCGCGCTCTAGCAGCTGGCCGACTTCATCGTTTGAGATTAGAGGTGGCCGTAGCGCCTTAAAGTCCTCTAGCGCCGTGTGCTTGTCCGCCCTAGCGCGGCAGGTAGCCTTAGCGCGGCAGAAGCGGCAGTGATCTCCCGGGCTGTACTCGCCCTGCCCGGCGAACGCGAGCTGTGCCAGCGGCACCACGTAGTTCGCTGCCCAGCTGCTAAGTTGTGCTACGCTCGTAGTCCACTCACTGATAGTGTCTAGCCGCGGCTGCACGACCGCCAGATGCACCGTCTGGATGTTGTAGAGCATGCTGTAGGCTTCAAGTGCACCCACTGCGTAGAGCATCATTTGCGGGTTCTCATCAGCGCTCACCGGCACGCCCTTGCCGTACTTAAAGTCGATGACGTGCATCGTCTCGCCGCCGATGACGACGCAATCCCCGGTGCCAAAGCCCTCCGGCACCCAGCGCGAGAAGTCAAGGCGCTTTTCTACAGCGAGGTAAGGCGGCGACATGTAGCTGTGCACCAGCTGCGCGATGTAGTCGGCATAGGTGTAGGTGTGCCGGAGCATTTCCTCGTTGTAGAGCGGATCAGCTTGGAGCTTCTTTAGCGCGGCCACAAAGGACTTAGCCGGAAGACCCATCAAGAGCTTTCGCACTATAAGCTCCGCGATGCTGTGTGCTAGAGTGCCCTCTGCGGCGTATGCGCTTGGGCTCTCCGGCAGCTGCTCCTCAAGCCGCGCCGATGGGGGGCAGGCTAGCCACCTGCTTGCCCCACTGGCCGACAGCAGCGCGTGTGCCGCCGTCATAGCTTGGCCCCGAGGCCCCTCAGCTGGGTAGCGAAAGCGCCGTAGTGTTCTTTGGGTAAGGCGATAAGGGACGAGACGCCGTACTGCGCTAGGAGGTCTACCACTGTCTGTCTGCGGCCGGAGTCGATGATTGACGTGGCGGCTACCGCCAGCTGATCCATGGTGTAGGCGTGGGCAGAGGTGGGGAGCGACGCCGCGGCGGGTTGCGCCGGCGCTGCGGGCTGCGCAGGAGCCGGTTGCGGTTGCGGGGGTATGGCTGCGGGTATTGGTTGCGCGGGCGAGGCCTGCGGGGTGAGCATAGCCGCGCCGGAGAGGGCAGCTCCGAGCGCACGCAGGGCTTCGGCTAAGTCTGTGGCGTTTATGTTAAGGTCTATAGTTATCTTCACGCTTTACCCTCCTTCGGTGTTTTAGGTATGACGTCCGTGAGCTTCAGGTACAAGCACTTGCGCACGGCTTCCCACTCTACCGGGTAGGCTCCTAGCGGTACGCCCTGTGCGGTCAGCCACTCCATAAGTTCTGCGTTCTTAATCCAGTACGTATCGTTTTTACGCCGCTGCACTGTTAGCGAGCCTTGCTCCGAGAAGCGGATCACCAAGAACCCTTTAGCCTGCTTGGCTATGTCTACTTTGAGGGGTACTTCTCCGAGCAGTCCAAGGCAGAGCTTGTCAAGGGTGACGCGTGACCGGCAGATATGTGCTCGCGGCCTGCGCGGCATGCCTCTGAGTGACGTCGGCGTAAACCACACCACTTCTATGCCAAGGCGCTTGCAGTCTTCGAGTGAAGCAGGCTTAAGCGTTGCCTTGGTGCTAGCGGACTTAGCCTCAGCTAGTTGACGTTTCAGGTCGGCGTCATCGCGCTCGGCGGCTATCGAACTAAACGCTCTGTCTTTCAAGGCTTTCCCTCCTAAGCGTTGGTATGGAGTACGCGGCCCTGCGCGCCTTAGGCCGCGGCGTTAGCGCCATATGTACACCGGCACCTGCAGCTGCTATAAGGATCCACTCGCCACCTGCTGCCGCGTAGCCTCGCTCGGCGTAGGCCGCCGGTATGGCCCAGAGGGCGACTAGCCACGCCGCGAGTATGGTTAGCGCTGCGGTGGTTAGCTTGCGGCGCGCCCGTTTACTTATCTTCATCATGCTCCCTCGCTTTCATATCGCAGAGCAGGCCGAGCTTCCCACGTCCTCGGCTCCCGTCCCGCCGAACCCATCTACCCTGCACAAATTCTAGAACTGTGATATACTGAAACTGTGTTGTTTTGTGGCCGCTTTCGAGCGGTCTCTTTTTTTATGGCCAGTACGCGTCGTCGCCTTCGTTCAGCGCTTGACTTAGTCAATGCTAACGCCGGCCGGGCTTGTCGTCACATCTCTCAGCGGGCCGTTGGTCGAAACGTCTTAGGTCTACCGGCTTGTCCTTCGCGGCTTGCTCGAATATGTAGTCGAGCGCGTCCTCTGCTTCTTGCCTGGTGGCGTAGATGCCGACTATGACGCCTTCCGGGTCGAGGCCATCGGCAGCAAGTAGGGAGTACTTGTCCGTTGGGCCGTAGTGGTTTAGGGCTACGTTGTGCGCTCGTATGATGAGCGCGCCGGTCTGGCTGCGTATTAGCATGGGGGTGCCTCCTTGTCCTTGAGTTTTTCCGCGACGTGAGGCAGCAGAGCTAGGGCTGTCTCGCGTAGCTGCTCTTCGCCGTCGCCGGGCACCTGCCCGACAACTTCGTAGCCCACCACCTTGCCGCCGCGGATTTTGCACTTCACCAGTGTGAGCATTTTGACTACCTCCCTTTGATGTTCTTTTGTGCCCAGAGTTTGAGCTCTTGGCTGTGCTTTACTACTGCATCTAGCGCATCTAGGACAACGCCTAGCTTCGGCAGCTCGCGGTCGGTAATCATGCCGTCCGCCGCGATGTCGATGATGCTATCCTGCACACTGGTCATGCCGCGCATGGCCGCGAGGAGCTTTAGTGTCAGTCGGTCGAACTCGGCAACGTCTAGCTTGTGGACTGTACCCTGCCCGATTGGACACTCGTGCGCGCAGTAGTGGTTCTTAAGCTCCGGCGCGTTGTACAGGTCGGCCATCAGCACCACCTTGTCCACCGGCACGACTTTGGTGTTGCCGAGTTCGTAGTCTGCCAGTGAAGATACGGAAACCCCGAGCAGTTCAGCCGCGCCCTCGCGGCTATTTAGCTTGTCGTTGTACCTCGCAGCGTCTTTCCTAGAGCGGCAGTAGATGTTGTCCATCGCTTTCGTAGGGTGAGCTCCCATTTATCCCTTTCACCTCCGGGCGTACAATTAAGCTGACAGTTCAGACTAGAGGCTAACCCTCGAAAGGATTTAGTGATACTGGTAATGAATATTAGGGGCACCGATTAGGGAGAAAGGAAGTGTGTCGCATGAAACCAGTTACTAACCCAGGGAAGAAACTAACGGAGATTCTTAAACTACTAGGGAAACCCTACATGATTCGGGAGATCGACAACGAGCCGGTTATCTACCGCAAGTTTGAGCATTACGAGCTTGAAGTCAGCGGGCTAAACACTAAAGGGGATAAGATTAACGCTGTAATCTTCGTATGGGCCACTACAGGAGGATACCGACGTGTAGAAACTATTGAGGGTCTTTCGTCCATCCATAGCGTGACTGAAGCTCTTCGTAGCACGTCTCAAAAGTATCTTCACAGCCATCCCTTACCTTAAGCACGGTCAAGATCAGATACAGGTCTGCGCGTGTCAGCCGTTTCTTATCCAACATCCGGCATAGCGCTTGTTCGTTGTGAGACTGTAGAATCTCGAATCTCCGCCATAGTCTAGGCGAGGTCGCGTTAATGTTCATTTGTGTCACCTCCCTACCGTGCTAAATACCTTTAAGAAAAGAGGAACGGGTAATGACTTTCAAAGAGTGGATGTTGAAGTATCGGGAGCAAGATAGCCCTCGCGGTGATCTAGCCCGCGATATAGGCCGCGATCCTAGTTTCCCGGCGGACAGTGAGCATGCGCGCGCATATCTGTCTACCAAACTCGTCAACTTTCCCGAAGCCCATGCTGTTTTCAAACGCTGCTACCGAGATTACTTAAAATCTCTCGATAACTAGCACGACTGCTGAGTTTGGCAGGTCAACAGGCTCCCTGTCTGCGTAGTATCTCTGCCGGATCACTACGTCGTACGGCGCCCACAGCCCCACATCATACCGCCGCACGGTCTTGCGTTTGGTCAGTTCCAGTGCCAAAGCTTCGTCGGAGTAGTCGCTTAGCTCAGGGGCTTTCGGGTGAGTCGAATACGCACGATTTGGTTCCATTTTCTTCACCTCAATTCGGGTTAAATCTTTAGGAAAGGAGGAGGGCATCATGAAATCTAATCTCTCTTTCAACACTCGGGCGGAAACGGATTGCGACATGGTAGAAGTCTGTGGACTGGTTAACCCTGACGGCCTGTGGGATCGTTGCTACAAAGGGGCGCAGCTCGTTTTCGAGCGTTGTGAGATTGCAGATCGTGTGCAGATTCAGTTTCTCGCAGCTATTCTTGAGCAGCTTGGCGGTCTAGAGAAGCAGTAAACTCGGCGTATAGTGGCCCGACTCGGAAGGCGTCTGGCTTCTCCATGCGGCTCTCTAGCAGCATTGCGACATACAGGAGAAGCCATTCTAGCCTTCGCCAGTCAACGTTGAGTGCGCTAACCTGCGGCTTGCTATCTTCCATCTCCCTCACCTCCCCCCATCGCCGTATAGCAGCAGTGCTTCCAGGTCAATGAGGTTATCGTCGGAGTCCGCGGCCTGCGTGGGCGGCGCGGGGGGCTTGTCGGTGGGCTGCAGGAGCTCCATTAGCTCAACACCAAGGGCTTTTGCCAACCTTACTGCTATGGCTACCGTGGGCTGCTTCTTGCAGGACTCCAGTTCACTGATGAATGTCTGCGACACCCCCGATGCGTCTGCCAACTGCTGCTGCGTCCACCCACGGGCATCGCGCAATTCTTTGAGTCGTATCAATGTCATCACCTCCGTTGGTATCAACATCTTATCGCTTCTGCGGTATGTTGTCAATCGCCTATGCGATAATTCTACTAATATTTTTTGTGTTATGATTGCTATAGCGGTAGTGAGGTGGTGCGGGATGGATCTGGTTGATAAGCTTATCAAGCTGCGTGAAGCAAGAGGATTGAGCCAAAATTCTTTAGCAAAGCTCTCTGGCATCGGCCAGACAACTTTGAGCGACATCGAGAACAGGAAGAAAAGCCCAAACATCATTACCCTGGAGAAAATCTGTGCTGCGCTAAACGTCACTCTCGCCGAATTCTTCGCTGACGATGACCTTGCTACAGTGGCCGCGCACCGCTCCGACGGCGAGTACGGAGACCTGCCAAAGGAGGCCATCGAGCGCATCGAGGAACTTAAGTCCCTGTACCGAATCAAATACAAACTAGACAAAGACGCACAAAAATGACCTGCTATCATGTGCGATAGTCAGGTCATTTTGTTTTTGGGAGGGTAACGGGTGGACGACTTACTGCAATTAGCCGCAGACCAGGGCATCATCATCGAGCGTAGTTACCTGTACCCGCCGATTGACGCCTTTTACTTTTGTGAGCCCGGGGCAAGGCCAGTCATAACCATCGGCACACACATCCAAGACCCAAGGCTGCTGCGGGTGGTACTGGCCCACGAAATTGGGCACCACTTTACCACCGTAGGTAACCGCCTGCCTAACAGGCACTTCTGCTACAGCGATGCACTGACCACAAGTAAGGCCGAGCGCACCGCCACTAAATGGGCAGCGGAGTTCTTGCTGCCGCAGAGCGCTTTGCTGGCGGCCATTGGCGCAGGCGCACAAGACAGCTGCGCTATTGCCGAGCACTTCGGAGTAACCGAGGAATTGGCGGAGTACCGAGTGCGGGCGCTCTTTGGCGTTGGCTAGCATGTCGCCCCTTCCCATGGGGCGGGGATTGAAACAAGTAGCACGAGGCAAGGGTGTCAGTGGTACTTACACCCTGTCGCGCAGCTGCGGGAGAGAGTTGAACGAAACAGACAAACAAAACAGCAAAAAAATCTTGTAAGAGGTGGAGGGTTAGGACATAATGAAGATACATTCGTTAGTACTATGCCGTAAACATGTGGTGAGTAAAAATGGCAGCTCGAATCTTGTAGGCATTCTTCGGGACATCCCTGTAGCGGCTGTCCCAATCATCTACGACTCGGCCGTCTTGTATGGCTGGGGCGTTGCTGCATCTGGGCAATATGTCGCACACCTCTCCTGCTACGCGCCTGACGGGAGCGCCGTCGGAACTCAGGAGATACCTATGGCGCTCGACAACGACGGCGTGTACGAGGTGGTCGTGCAACTTGAAAGACTCCCGCTAGCTATGCAGGGAGAGTATCGATTCGAGTTGAGCTGCCAGGGTAGCGCGCATACATTATCCTTCTTCGTCTATGAGAAAGCAGTGAAGGACAGCTACACCTCTAATGAAGTTGCGGCCATACTATCGAACCCCGAGCTACTTTCTACAGTGTCCATTGCCGGAACCTGTCCTAAGTGCGGCACGAAGCACAGTTTCGTCAAAAGCATAGACCCTGAGTATGCGCCCTCATCCGACGATATTCCTTTCCCTGATTCTCTGGCGCATATTTGCAGCCACTGTAAGCAGTACACATTCTCCCTGCGACCTGCCTTGCGAATGGCTTGGTCACGGATTGGGACTCCGAAGGGGAACCAGTCAACGTCTCGCCCCAGAAAGGATGTAACACATGAAAAAGCCTCCATCCCCTCTCACAGCGCTGCAAAGGAAATCGCTGCAGGAGACGAAAGAAAAAATGGTTAAGCACGCTGTCTTTGCGTTGCAGAAAAGACCGAGATGGGATGGCGAGATATCCCCGGAAACCGAGCAGGAGTTTATCGAAAACGCCGAGCTAGCTCGGTATAGCTTCATGTCTGCGGAGGGCCGTGTTGATGCCAAACACAAATAAACCCAAACGCACGTTGAAGCGCGGCGATGTGTATCGGGCACAATGGCACCCTCCAGACAGCCCCCAAAAGCCGATCAGCAAGCACGTTGTAGTTCTGCAGGAAGGAATCATCGTTCGTAACAGCCCTACGGTTGTCTGCGTGAATATGACTACGCAGGGCCTAAACGCTACCTACCCATGGGACGTACTGGTCAGCGCTACTGAAAGCAAAACGGTCGCCGGCGCTCGGGTGATCTGCAGTCAAATACATACCCTATGCGCTAAAGACCTCACAGATTACAGGTACAGCCTGACACCGGAAACCATGGAGGAGATAGACCAAGGACTGTTGCTCGGCATAGGGCTAGTTAAGTATGAGGATATTGACCGGGCGCGTAAGGAAGCTGCTGCCACGCGCGATACGGATAAATCGAGCTAATCCAATGAAAACCGCCGTGATATACACGCGCTACAGCTCAGACAACCAGCGCGAGGAGAGCATACAAGCCCAAGTGCGTGCCTGTGAAGACTACGCCCGGCAGCATGGTCTTGCCGTCCTGCGCGTCTACACCGACGAAGCTAGGTCTGCCACCTCAGATGACAGACCAGGCTTCTTAGAGCTGTTTAGCGATATCAAGCGAGGCCTCCTGCGCACGGATTACCTCCTGGTGCATAAGTTCGACCGCTTTGCACGTAACCGCTTCGACTCGGCCATCTACAAGCGCGAGCTTAAGCGCAAGAGCATCCGTCTAGTGTCCGTTACCCAGCCGCTCGATGACTCGCCTGAGTCTGCCATCCTTGAGTCTGTGCTAGAGGGCATGGACGAATACTACTCTAAGAACTTAGCGCGGGAGACCATGAAGGGGCTTCGGGAGAACGCTTTCCAGGCGAAGTTTAACGGCGGTACGCCCCCGCTAGGCTACGACGTGGTCGACGGCCAGTACGTCGTTAATGAGTCCGAAGCCGCGGTAATACGACTTATCTTTGACATGTTCATCGAGGGCTACGGGTATATAGCTATCCTGGACAAGCTCAACTCTCTTGGCTACAGGACAAAGCGCGGCGGGGCGTTTGGCAAGAACGGCATCTACGAGCTCTTAAGAAACGCCAAGTACGCAGGGATATACGTTTTTAACCGCGCGCCCCAGCGCGTAGAGGGCAAGCGCAACTGGCGGGCACGTAAGCGCGAGGAAGATATCATCACCATACCTAACGCCTTGCCGGCGATAATCTCCGAAGAACGCTACAAGGTGGTGCAAGCAACCATGGACAGAAGAAAGCAGCCCCGCCAGAACAAAGAAAGCCTTTACCTCTTAACCGGCAAGATGTCGTGCGGCGTCTGCGGGTCGGCAGTGGTCGGGAACTCGACGCGCCGGACACCCGGGGCAGCCCCCACTCGGTTCTATGAGTGCAACCGCAAGCTCCGCAAGCGCGACTGTCTTAGTCACCGTGTAAGTAAGAACTTCGCGGAGAAGTACGTCCTAGACCAGATTGACGCCCTGCTTACGCCCGCCAACATCGAGAGCATGGCGAAGTACATCATGGCCGCGCTTAACGCTAGGCGCAGCACGGCAGAGGACGCGGCCAAGAAGGCGCGAGCAGAGCTCGTTGAAGTCGACAGGAAGATAGCTAACTTAGTGCGCGCTCTCGAAGACGGAGCGATTGACTACGCCATGCTAGGCCCTCGCCTGAAGGAACTTAAGAACCAGAAGCTCTCCCTAGAATCGCATCTAGACGCGATTAAAAGCCCTCTGTACAGCGTCACGCAGGAGAGGGTACGTGAATACCTCCTAGCCACTTACGACGCCTCCAGAGACCGCACAGACGCTGTGGCGATGCGTAAACTGATAGACCAGTACGTAACCGAGGTCACAGTGCTGGGCAAAGAAGACCTCGATGTCGTGCTGAAGTTTGACCTTGCCGGGTCGTCGCTAGCTGTGCGGATAGGGTAAAGTCGCCCTCTCGGCACCAGCCAGCAATAGCAAGGACCTTCGGGTCCTTTTTAGTTTAGTTTTTCGAGTCTTTTCGGTGGGCTTCTAAGAGCTTATCCGCGAATTATCCGCGAATCTGGTGAAAACCAAAGTCCACAATAGGCCAGCGGCTTCTTGTCGTCGATTGTCACCGCGGCTGTTTCAAACACAAGGCCCATTTCCTGACTTCAGGACAAACGCCCCCTAATTCGTTTCTAAGGTAGCCCGGAGACTGTTGTCACGCAATGGTTTCCGGGCTTTTGCATGCCTCGAATTTGCTAAAATATTTGTCCTGTTATGTGCGGTT